TCCTTGAAGAGCTAGATTTAATATATCAAGATAGGTTTCAACAAACTGATCAAAAATATGTAATCGAAAGCCGCGCCTCAAATGTTATATCATCAGCCATTCGTTTGCTTGAGCAAATTGAATCTACTTATAACCCTGAAGAAGCTGAAAAACTAAATCGAAAATTGTTAAATGCTATTCGAGATCGCGATCCCAGCAAATTTACTCGCACAGTAAGGCGCACTGATGTTAACTGAAGGCGGAAATGTCTTTAAAGACCCAGCTGGCAATCCAGCAACACAGCGTATAAATCAAGCTGACGTACCTGCCACCATTGCATTTGTAGAAAAAGTCCTGGGCATGAAATTCCCCAAAGAACGTTGGTTGGGATCAACTGGCCGCAAGCCCACCAGTGGTGACCTCGATCTTGGGGTGGACGTTGGTGAAGTGACCAAAGATCAAATTGCGGCCAAACTTACTCAATGGGTCACAAGTCAAGGACTTGACCCACGTGAATGGGTGGTTAAAAAAGGCGAAGTGCATTTTAAAACCCCTATTACCGGTGACCCCAACAAAGGCTATGTGCAAACTGACTTTATGTTTTTTCCTAACCTGGACTGGGGCACATTCTATTATGGTGGTGCAGAAGGATCTGCATACAAGGGCATGAACCGCAATGTGTTAATGAGTTCAATAGCAAAGGCCTTGGGTTTCAAAGTAGGCGCCAATGGCATGCTTAGCCGTGAAACAAATCAATTGGTTGATGGTGGCATGGATCCTGACTATGTAGCTAAAGTATTATTAGGGCCCAGCGCCTCCCGTGAAAATTTAAAAAATGTAGAAAGCATCTACTCCGCCTTGGAAAAAGATCCACAGCGTGATGCCAAACTTAAAGATTTTAGAGAATATCTTGCCAGAGAAGGGCTTGCTGAACCCGGCGCACCAGTGCAAGAAAGCGAAGCTAGTTTCATGGCTCGTCTACGTGATAGAATTGTCAATCAAGGATATCACATTATTATTGAAGATGAAGCCCCGGTCAAAAAGAAAGATCCTAGAATTCCGCATCCTGAGGATGCTTTCTTCATGGGCGGCAGTGCAGCCGCCAACCGAGCCATACAAGACTTACAAGGCGCCATCACCAATGCCAGTAAGACTACTATTAAATGGGATGGCAAACCTGCCTTGATTTGGGGTAGATTGCCCAATGGACGTTTGGCAGTCATGGACAAATACATGTTTGATGCCAAGTATCCAGCGCAGAGTCCTGAAGATTGGATCAAGTACGACCAGCAGAAAAAATCTGGTAACCTAAGAAGTGACTTGTACCCTAAATTAAAAGCCATATGGCCTGGCCTTGATGCTGCCACCAAAGGTCCAGGATTCTATTGGGGCGACTTGATGTGGGCTGGAGAACTTCAACCACAGGGTGGCAAGTATGTATTCAAACCCAATCTTGTACAGTATTCAATACCTGCCAACAGTGAACTTGGAAAAACTATACCTGGCAAAACTGGCGGCATTGTGGTGCACCAACAGTTTGCTAACCTGGGCGATCAAACAGCTCAGGTCTGGAACGGCCAAGGTCTGGAAAATGTCAACGGCGGTGTTGACATCATTCGACCCAACATTGGTATCTCATTTACATTAAAGCCCCCGGCCAATTTAATTACAGATGCCAAACAAACTGTCAGCACATATGGTGCAGCCGTAGACGCACTACTAAACTCGTTGCCATCTAGCACACGAGCACAAATGCAGACCTATTTTAATCAACGCATCATTGGTGGTACAAAATTTAGCATGCCCAACTGGATGAGAACCAAATCCAGTGCCAAACAGTACAGCGAATTGGTGACCGGCAATCCCGACGTCAATGGTCAGTACAATGCCAAGTCTGGTAACATCCCGGGCAAGCTCTACACCCTAGATGCCAACAACAAACCAGTGCCCAGCCAGGCCCACCTGGGACTATTGGCAATTTGGAACGCAATTTACAATTTAAAATTAAACCTAGCACAACAACTAGAACAACAAGTTCAAGGGCTTGAACAAAGCACAGGCGGTCAAGCCGAAGGTGAAGGCTTTGTTGTGCCCACTCCAACTGGGCTAGTAAAACTGGTAAATCGCGGGGTGTTTTCAGCTGGAAATGCCGCACAAAACAATCCCAAGTAACCGTTTTTTTGTCAATTGACTAAATAAAAGTAGGCCCAGAAAGGCCACTAACTTAGGAGATTTTTAAAATGGCATATTTTCCACCCTTTAATGGTGACGCACAACCAGTATTTGCGTTAGACATCAACAACGGTTCACAAGTCGGTAACATTGGTGCCACAGCTGCCTTGGTGCAGATGGACGGCCCCAAGCTTGACTTTTTCAAAGTAATTGTGCAAAATGGTTCTAACCAAGCTATTGACTTGCGCACTCAACTTGGCAGCTACAGCGGCGGCGTGTTTACACCTGGCGTAGTAGTTCAAATCAACCAAGCTATTCAACGTACAGCAACTATTGCCAAGTACCAAGTTGAAGGCGATGACACCGGCCAAATCAGCTATGCTGTGTATCCACAAGATGCATGGACAGCGGCAACTTTGGACGCAGCCTTGAAAGCTCTAGGCAACGTTCAGATCACAGCCAGCGATGGCACTGTGACAGGTGTTAACGTGTCTGGTACAGACGTTACTGAACCAGGCTTCAAACTAGCTTAATCAAATTTAATTTGATACAAGGCCCTGAATTTATTTCAGGGCTTTTTCTTGGCCGTTAAATACATGTATTATGCAATCAATGCCACTTTGGCCAACAATGTTCTATTCGTTCGACTGGCCCGAACACAACCAGCATGTCAAGGAACTCAAAACAGTTTGCCATGACCTTGAGACGCAACAGCGCAACAGCAATGTCAGCGCAGACATCAAACACAATCTTTACGAAAGCACTTTTGACTTTGTAACACACCCTAGCCCAGCAGTGACTGAATGGGCTCATTGGGTTAAAAACTGTATGTTCCAAGCCAGTTACGATGCCAACAAACGTAACTGGCCAGAGAAATTAAATGTTCAAATTGAATTACACGAATCTTGGTGCCACATAACTCGTGACGGTGGATATCATGACATGCATGTTCATCCCAACAGCACTTGGAGTTGCATTTATTATCTCGACTGCGGAGATATGTCGCCCACAAGTAAAAACGGAGTGAATCGATTCTACAATCCCAATCACACCATGTACTCAGATATAGGATCAAGGTATATCAGCAAAGATAACAGCATTGACATATTGCCCGCGCCCGGCATGTTGGTGGTATTCCCTAGTTGGATACAACACAGTGCAGTTCCCTATCATGGAAAAAATAATAGATATATTCTGAGTGCCAACTGTCGAGTTCACGTAACAACATGACCTGTCAAATCAAATGCAAAACATTGTTTGACATCACAGCCACTGGTGTACGTAGCAATTACAACTCTTCTAGAATGCCGTTTACAGACGAAACTGGCAAGGTAATATCCAATCAAGATTTATGGTACCGCAGTCGAAATCAGCAACGCAATTGGGAAACAATAAATCAAATCATATCTCTGAGAACCCTGCCTTACGATATCACTGATCCAGTCAAAAACAATGATGGTTGCTGGGAGTTTGAATTTACAATTGATTCAATAGAATCCATCAGCAACAGCAACAATGTTGTTGGGGCATTGTTGCAAGACTCTAACGGTGTTCCCATGATACTGGGTCTAGATGAAACACTGACAAACAGCCTGGTTCTCTGTCCTTTTGCGGAAGACACCAATATTTGGTTCACCGCAGATATTGGTAAATAAAAAAAAGGATTTGCCTCATGAGAACTGATACCACAGAAATCGAAAAGAAAAGCTTGGAAGCTCATGTAGAATTATGTGCCGAACGATATCGCTATCTTGAAGAAAAACTAGAAACACTAGAAGGCAATATTGCCAGCCTTAAATCAATGATACATGATGTACACGGTATTGTGCATAAAATGGCCGAAAAAAGAAACGATCAGTTGATTAATTGGGGCATGGGGTTGATTGGATTTCTTATTGCAACCACAGGCTATCTGATTACTAATTATGTACTTAAATGAAAAACATAGACTTTGAAGAACGCATCAAGCGAATCCTAGGCGACACAGCGGCAAGTGCAAAAGATAACAGTATAATCAACACTGACCGTGGATTTTTAGTGTTTGACAAGTATCGTATTATAGACTCAGATGGCATAGTGCAGGTGTTGTGCAGGGAAAATTTAATATCTAATTTTACCAGCAAAAAAACAGCACTGAGTTGGTGCATACTTGATAAGTTTAATCAAGTCATCAAAGCCCAGGAAATACTTGAGTTGGATTCTAAGCGACAGCAAATCCAAGCAGATTTATCAGTAAAGCAAAAACTTTACAAACACTATTCTGATCCTGTGATCCGTGATAGTGTGGCAGCTAAAATTTCACAAAAAGAACAATTGTTATTTTTTATAAATTCAAGATTGGAAAAATGTGTAAATGTGGCTAAATATTGGCAGTTAAAAGGATTCAACGATGAAATTGCACGAACTAAACACTCAACCCCGGGTAAAAAATATCAAGCAAGTGCTTGAAAGCCGCCTGGGGCAACATCTAAGTTTAGACACACTTAGCCCCAAGGCTACACAGTACCTGTTAAAACGTGTACGCGGCCTTGTCACAGAACAGCGCTCGCAGACCAGCTTTTATAAGAGCGAGCAAGATCCATCATATCTAAAGTTGATGATGATAGAACAAGCATTGACTGCACATTTAAAAGAAATGGGAGAAACGCCCTTGGCAATTGATGTCAATGATCCCAAAACCAAGCAAACTATTCAAAAAGCCAGCAATGGGCAGACTTTAAATCCTGAAGAACAAAAAACCATGACAGCAATTGCTCTCATGAAAAAGGAAGGCAAAAAGCCCGGCATGAAGCGCATGGTCAAAGAAAGCGAATTGCAAACAGCACAAGTAGTGTTGGCCAGTCAAGACATGTTGGATCGTGTTCAGAAAATGACCGAAGACATCAGTGAAATGCAGTTCAAAGATTTGCCTGCGTTGGTTGACAGTATTCGCAATGACATGGGAACTGAACAAGCAACAGCATATCAGTCACAGGCCAGTGCCGCATTGAGCACTTTGTTGAGTGCAGTGCAACAAGGTAAGACACAACTTGAAGCCGCACAAGGTGCCATCACTGGTCAGGCGCCATCAGTGCCAGGCGAAGAGCTGGGTGGAGACATGGGCATGGGTGCTGATGATATGCCCTCAGTTGATGATGGCGACATGGCCGATGTTGAAGTTGATGCCGATGTCGAAGTTGATGATACCAAAGACTTGGCAGCCGCGCTGGGACGTGAGCGTAGAAAATAAGTGTTAATACTTGAAGTTGAACAATCAGGTGTGGACAAAGGAAAACTTGCGGCGCTGACACAATTTTTAATTGGTCGCGCCCAGGATACCAACGCACCAAAAACTATATCAACCCAGGCATTTTTAAAATTGGCCCGCGACATGGGCATAAGCTTGGGCCAATCGCAATTGGCCGCAATGGCATCGCAGCCACCACTAAACGGCTTGATATCAAATGTAGAGCCAGATAAAATAACATTCAAAGGCGCGGAACCCGAAGTTGACGATTCTGATATGAATCCAGATCAAGCTCGCGCTACCGTGGATAAAATGGCCAAAAGAGCCGCTAGTAAAGGAATTTAACATGTTAGAAACTATCTTTTTAATAGCCATTGGTGCCTTTATTGGCTGGAACTTCCCTCAACCAGAATTTGCTCGTAATATTCAGAAGAAAGTAGTTGACTTCTTTTCAAAAAAGTAGTATACTAAACTGATGGGTAATGCGTTATATAATAATAACACTTACATTCGAGGAGATCATTATGAAAAAATTATTTGCAGTCTTATTACTGGCTATCGCCGCAGTACCAGCCTTTGCTGGCCCTGAACGTCACGGTTCTAGACTAGTAGTCGAACCTCGTTGGCAGGTACACCACCAATACCATCATAGACATAGTCACTGGCGCCACAATGGCGGATTGAATTGGATGGTTCCGGCTATCATAGGTGGCGCAGTAATTTATAGTGCAACACGCCCAGATCCAGTTATTGTACAACCTCCAGTGCAGGTAATACAAACACAAAAACAAAATTGCAGTCCTTGGACCGAAACAGAAAATTCTGATGGCACAGTTACACGAACAAGAACCTGCACACAGTAACACGTTGCAGTTTGAAAATTACAAACGCTACGTATTCAAATGCAAATGCGGATGCGACCAGCATTGTGGACACGGATGTTCCAAATGTGATTATTGCCCTGACTGCGAATGTGAAATATGTATAGCAGGACAGGGATATAACTAGTGAAGCAGTCCAACGCCATAGAGCGTTATTTGATTAGTGCTCCTCCGCGAGTTGGGGGTAATTTAATTGCAGATATAATAAAATCTGCAGGTGATAAAACTTTTTTAAAAACTGTACACTCACATGATCCGCGGTACGTGTTAGACAATTATTCGAATACCGCATTAATAATTGTAAAACGTCGAGATGCATTTGCATCAATAATGTCCAATTGTATTGTTTGGCATACACAACAATCTACAATTTATAGTAATCAGACTATTGTTCCGTTTACTGTCAGTGAAGAAGATTTTTTATGGCAATATGGTTTTAACACATGGCATTCAAAAAGTGTTGATTTGTCAAGGCCATATGCAGTGATTGAAGAGTTTTATTTTGAAGATTTTGTAAATGACCATCAGCATGTTTTGGATCGATTGGGATTGGTATCAAATACTTTTCGAGCTCGTAGGCTTAACTTTTTAAACAAAGCCCCTTACAACTACCGCAATGTGGTGTTAAATTATAAACAGTTAAAAGTTTTGTTTGACGGCCTGGATCCTGAACGCACACCTAACCCATACATTGACGGGTATCAATCAATGTTAAACAAATAGAAAGAATTATTATGGCATACTCAGAAAAAGTGGTTGATCATTATGAAAACCCCCGGAACGTTGGATCTTTTGATAAGAGTAATACTGATATTGGTACTGGCATGGTTGGTGCCCCAGCTTGTGGCGATGTTATGAAACTTCAAATCAAAGTAAATACTGAAGGAGTCATTACAGATGCCAGATTTAAAACATATGGTTGCGGCTCGGCGATTGCGAGTAGTTCGCTCATTACTGAGTGGGTCAAAGGACGCACACTTGACGAGGCGGCAGCGATCAAAAATAGCGAGATTGCTGATGAGCTTGCCCTCCCCCCTGTTAAAATTCACTGTTCAATACTTGCAGAAGATGCCATCAAAGCGGCGGTAGCAGATTATAAAGCAAAACATGATCTCGCTAACTGAACAAGCAGCCAAAAAAGTAAAATTACAAATTCAAAAGCGCGGCCAAGGCGACGGTATTCGAATAGGTGTTCGAACCACTGGTTGCTCGGGGCTTGCTTATGTGTTAGAATATGTTGATGCTGTAGACGAACATGATCAACTATTCGAATCTCTAGGTGTTAATGTTTACATTGATCCAAAAAGTCTGGCTTATATTCAAGGCCTTGAAATGGATTGGGTCCGCAATGGACTCAACGAAGGCTTTGAATTTCGCAACCCCAATGAACGTGACCGCTGTGGTTGCGGAGAAAGTTTTAGAATCTAATGATAACTCAACGCTATAATTACGCCCCGCTTGATAGAACAACCATCAACGGCAAACGACATTATTGTTTGCCCGACGGCAGCAAAGTTCCCAGTGTCACCACCATACTAGATCGTACCAAGCCTGAAGAAAAGCGCCAGGCTCTTGCAAACTGGAAAAAGCGTGTGGGCGAGCAACAAGCACAGCAAATTACCACAGAAGCTGCCAATCGAGGCACCAGAATGCATGCCTACCTAGAGCATTATGCACTGCAATCAGACATGAAACCCTTGCCCGGAAATCCTTTCGCACAGCCCAGTTGGTTTATGGCCGCAGAAGTTATCCTTCAAGGTCTGGGCAATGTGGATGAATTTTGGGGAGTAGAGGTTCCAGTTTATTACAGTGGGTTATATGCAGGAACCACAGACTGTCTTGGGTTATGGAAAGGACAGCCTGCAATCATTGATTTTAAACAAACCAACAAGCCCAAAAAACGTGAATGGATTGATGACTATTTTATCCAACTTGCAGCCTATGCCTCGGCACATAATAGCACCCACGGCACAGATATCAAAACAGGGGTGATCATGATGGCCCAACAACCTGCAGTTTTGCCCGACGGCGCACTAGGCAAACCGGTTTACACTGAATATGTGATTGAACAGGACGAGTTTGCACACTGGAACAACGAGTGGAACAAACGTGTGGAACAGTACTACATGATCAGCTAAATACTCTAAACAGAGGATACTACCGTGGCTATAGTACAGATTTCACGAATTACCAACCGTAAAGGTTACACAGAAGATTTACCGCAGTTAGCCGGCGCAGAACTTGGCTGGTGCGTTGATAGTCGTCGCTTGTTCATTGGCAACGGAACCCTACAAGATGGCGCCCCAGAAATTGGAAATACTGAAATACTAACCCAGTATTCAGATATCACAACACTCAGCAATTACACCTATGCAGATATAGCAGTGGGGTATGCCGCACAAACCGGCCCCACAAGTAGCACTCCTGTGGTACGCACAGTTCAGGCCAAATTGGATGACATGGCCAGTGTCAGAGACTTTGGGGCAGTGGGTGATGGAGTAGCAGACGACACGGCTGCCATTTCCCGAGCATTCTATCAACTTTACTGCCGAGAAAATAACACACAAATTCGTCGTAGTTTGTTTTTCCCAGCCGGCACATATAGAATCACTAGCACAGTTGTTATTCCCACCTATGCTCGTTTAGTGGGCGAAGGTATCAATAGTTCAATCATTCTACTACAACCCGATGATTCTTCTATACCCAATTACGTGGCCCAGTATGGTGACAGCCGCCAGCAAACTGGTGCCAGCATTGGCAACAATGGCGCTACCCCTCCTACCAACATTGAGATCAACAACATGGCATTTCAATCTGCCATCAGCACCAATGTGTTTTTGGTCGATCAAGCCACTCAATGCTCATTTTCCAATGTTGGGTTTGTTGGCAACGTCACTTTGTCTGAGTTGGCTGCCGCTGGTGCAACTCCGTTAGATGACAGTTTTGCTGTGGGATTTGCCAGCATTGGATCAAATATTTGCAACAACATTGTGTTTGAACAATGTGCATTCACCAACATCAAGTACGGCATCAGCACAGACGCATTGTTAAATGCTGCCGTGGTGTCTAACAGTCAATTCAACACTGTTTACCAAGGAATAGTGTTGGACAGCAACGTAACTGGATTCCGTGCTGTGCACAACTTCTTTGACAATGTCTACTATCAAGGCATTGTCTATGATCAGGTCAGTCTCAACGTTTCTGCCTTCAATATATTTTACAATGTAGGCAACAGCATTGGCGCAACCAATCCCACATCAGCAGTGATTTCTTTTGGCAACGACAACAATGTTTCATCCAATGATTTGTTTGAACGCAGTGATGCTGATGCATTTGAAATACCGCGTGTTGAAATTTTAAGCACCAGTGCAGCCACCGGCGGCACATTGTTACAAATGGGTCAGTATGCTAGAGAAGCTGGTCGCAGTTTTACTTTAGATGATAATTCAGCCAATCAAACTATTCTCAATGTTAACAGTGAAGTCACTCGCGCATTTCAAATGCAATACACCATAGTGCGAGATGTCGGTGTTAGAACTGGCATATTGACTGTGACTAGTGCACCAACAGATAGTACGCTACCGAACTACACTGACGACTACACTGAAAATGTGAATTGCGGCGTTACACTTGCAGTGGACCAATCAGCCAATCAGGTATCAGTTGAATACACTACCACCAGCACTGGATTTGTTGGATTCTTGACTTATTCAATATCACATTTAGCCTAAAACGTGTGGCCTGATTTATTTGAACAACGGCTGGCCGATTGGTACAGCCTAAGATCCAATCCCAACAATCTTACCCAAGAACAATACCTCCACGCAGTCAACGACTGGTGGTGGCGTGTACCTATGGTCAATCAATATTTGAATTGGGATAACTACACAACTTGGCCAGGTCCTTGGGACTTATTGGAAAAAAATCACTACTGTGATCTTGCAAGATGCCAGGGAATAGCGTATACTATACTAATGTCATCATGCCCAGGCATAGAATCTCTATCCGTGGCGCAGACAGATCGGGGCAATTTAGTCCTGGTCAACCATGGAAAATATATACTGAATTGGGCCCCAGGTGAACTGTTAAATATCGACTCAACGGCAATAACAATAACTCGGCAAATTAGTGCTGAACAATTACAACAACATTTAGGTTACAACATATGACGCAAATACAAGTACAAAAAAGAGGTGGTAGACGAGAACTACTAGACATTGAAAAACTGCACAAAGTAGTTTTTTGGGCAACCCAGGGAATAACTGGTGTATCGGCAAGTGAGGTAGAAATAAAAAGTCACCTACAATTTTACAATGGTATTGCTACAGCAAGTATACAAGAAACATTAATTAAAAGCGCCGCAGATTTAATCAGCGAAGAAAATCCAAATTATCAGTATGTGGCAGGAAGATTGATTTGCTATCACTTACGAAAACAAGTGTACGGTGCATTTACTCCCAGCCATATACTTGATCTAGTTAAGAAAAACATTGAGCGTGGATTTTATGATGCTGAATTGTTGGCCGAATATTCAGCTGATGACTGGGAGAAAATCAATGGATTTGTTAGACACGAACGAGATGAACAACTAACTTATGCCGCAATGGAACAACTGCGCGGCAAATATCTAGTACAAAATCGTGTAACCAAAGAAATATTTGAAACTCCACAAATGGCCTATGTGCTAATTGCAGCCACACTTTTTAGCAAGTATCCCACAGAAACAAGATTGACCTATGTCAAAGATTATTACGATGCTATTAGCACACACCAAATTAGTTTGCCCACACCAGTCATGGCCGGAGTTCGAACACCACAACGACAATTCTCTAGCTGTGTGTTAATTGAAACCAACGACAGCTTAGATAGCATCAACGCCACCACTTCAAGCATTGTAAAGTATGTAAGTCAAAAGGCAGGTATTGGCATCGGAGCCGGTCGTATTCGTGCTCTTGGCAGTCCCATTCGTAATGGTGATGCTTATCACACTGGCGTAATTCCTTTTTATAAAATGTTTCAGGCAGCCACACGTAGCTGTAGTCAAGGTGGAGTGCGCAATGGCGCGGCAACGTTGTATTATCCAGTATGGCACTTAGAAGTTGAAGATCTATTAGTACTCAAAAACAACAAAGGCACCGACGATAACCGTGTACGCCATATGGACTATGGCGTACAATTCAACAAAGTCATGTACGAACGTTTGTTAACCAATGGCGACATCACTTTGTTTTCGCCCAATGATGTTCCAGAAATGTTTGATGCATTTTACAAAGACGTAGATCGTTTCCGCGAGTTATATGAGACCGCAGAACGCAATACCAAACTACGCAAGAAAAAAATCAAAGCCATTGATTTGTTTTCAATGTTTGTACAGGAACGCAAAGACACTGGCCGTGTGTACTTAATGAATGTTGACCATGCAAACTCGCATGGTAGTTTCATTGCCGATGTTGCGCCAATTAGACAAAGCAATCTTTGCTGTGAAATTGACTTGCCCACAAAACCGCTCAATGACATCAACGATCCCGAAGGTGAGATTGCATTGTGCACACTCAGCGCATTGAACTGGGGTGTGTTTAAAAATCCCGAAGACATGGAAAGAGCCTGTACTCTGGCAGTTCGTGGACTTGACGCATTGTTGAGTTACCAACACTATCCTATTCTGGCTGCTCAGCTGGCCACAGAGAATCGCCGCCCGCTTGGTGTCGGCATCATTAATTTGGCCTATTGGTTGGCCAAGAATGATCTCAGCTACAGTGATCCAGCGGCATTGGCCAAGGTTGACGAATGGGCACAACACTGGAGTTATTATCTCATCAAAGCCAGTGCTGATCTTGCTGAAGAATTTGGCGCATGTCCCAAGAGCAATGAGACCAAGTACCATCTAGGAGTATTGCCAGTTGACACTTACAAACGAGAAGTTGATGAATTGGTGACACACCGTGATGTTGTTGACTGGACCGGCCTACGTGATCAACTCAAGCGCACCGGAATTCGTAACAGTACATTGATGGCACTAATGCCAGCAGAAACATCGGCACAAATTTCAAATGCCACCAACGGCATTGAGCCACCACGTAGCTATGTAAGCATCAAACAAAGCAAGGACGGTGTGCTCAAGCAAGTAGTACCAGAATATCGCCGTTTGAAAAACAAATACGAATTGCTGTGGGATCAAAAAAGTCCCGAAGGCTATTTAAAAATATGTGCAGTATTACAAAAGTACATTGACCAAGGCATCAGTGTCAATACCTCATACAATCCCCAGCACTATGATGAAGAGAAGATCACCATGAGTGACATGCTCAAACATTTAGTAATGTTTTACAAATATGGTGGAAAGCAGTTGTATTATTTTAATACCTATGATGGGTCAGGCGAAATTGATATTGAACGTCTTTCACGTAAAAGTATTCTCATTGAAAGTGTGATTCCTACTGTCATTGATGAAATTGACGATTGCGATAGTTGCAAAATTTAAAAGGAATAATTATGACAGTATTCAACACCACAAAAAACCGTGACCACACCACCAGCTTGGCCTTCTTTGATCCTGCAGGGTCAGTTGGCA